TCATTTCAGTTGATTTATCAATGAAACCTTTCATACTGTTAACTAAGTCTGCATCGCTACCGCCACCTATTTTCATTATAGCACTAAGAGCAAGATTCGCCGCTTCTGCATCTCTTTTGTTAAGTCCGAGAGCAAAGGATCTCATAATTTCAACTTGTTTTTGTCTTTCTTCTAAGAATTGCTGTTCAACTTTGTTGCGTTCTTTTTGAATATCAATTCCTGTTTCATTGATATTAACTGCCATTTGCATTAGTTTCATAGCATCTTCGTTACCACCAAATGCTTGAACTTGAAACATACTAGTATCAGCATTTCTTTTAAAATCTTGTAATAATTGTGCTATAGCAACATTTGTATCAGTCCCGTCATCTCCTGCTCGAATTCTAGCAATACCTTCTGTTATGATTGCCATAAGATTTCCGCTAGTATCTAACTGTGCCATTCTACCACCAGCAGTTGCCATTTCACTACCTTCTACAGCAACACCTTGGATGATAGCATTCATTATTTCTTTTCCAGCTGGTCCTAAGTTGTCTGTTAAATTACCAGTTACATCTTTAATTGCTTGAATTTGTTGTTTTGACATACCTTGCATAGCAACTTGTAGTCTTATATCTTCTTGTGCCGCCATCTGAGCTCGTATTCTTTCACGAGTATTTTGACCAGTGATCCTAGCCATTTTTTCTTGTTCTCTATAATTGGCAACCATAGCATCAGTAAGATCATTTTGTACATAAAGTCTAAGCTGTTCAGCATCCATACTTTTTCTTCGTATGTCAATTTCTTCAGCTAAGAACTGTGCTTGTTCATCTGCCGCCATTCCAAAGTTTCCAAATTGTTCTGAACTTTTTTGTAGTCTTTCTAAAATGCCAATAAAATTCTGACTTCCATCTTCAACACTGCTTCCAAGTTCTCTCATAGCACCTGTGTTTTGTGCAATAATATTTCCAAACATATCAAGTTGTAAACCTGTTTTAGCAAGTCTTCTTTGAGTAAGCATCACATCTTCGCCAAATGAGATACCAACATCTCCTGCAAAAGCAAATGTACTACCTAGCTCTTTTGCAAGTCCAGATACCATTCCAAATGCAGTAGCCATTGTACCCAAGCCAAGTGCTTTCATAAAACTTGTAGTCATACCAGGTTTAGCTACACTTTGCATCACACCCATAGCACTTGATTTGCCAACTTCTTTAGCAAATTTAGTATTTTGTACTCTGCTTCGTGTTTCGTTCCAAACTTTTTGATAACCTTTAAGATCATCAACAGCAGATTTAATACTTTGTTCGCCTGCACTTGTGCCTTTATTACTTGCTTGTAATCCTGTGAGATTTGAAGCTAAATCAGATAAAACTTCTCTTATATCTGACTGTGTTGACTCCATTGCAAAGTCCGGAACATCAACAGTCATCGGTCTTCCACCCATATTAATTTGGATAATTGCCATTAACTACTCACTTAACTATGATAAATAACTTTAACATATATTGTATTTATAGGCAAAAATCAATGGAAAATCCACTACAGAATTATTACAGACATAAAGATATCTATGTTAAACTTCCAACTGGAGGTAAATGGATGAGAGAAGAGCCAAATTTGACTGCTGATGGTGAAATTGGTGTTAGGGCTATGACTGTAAGAGACGAGCTTTTGCTAAACATACCAGATGCATTATACAACGGACAAGCCATTTATGAACTTATAGAAAGCATTTGTCCTGATATTGGTGATGCTAGTGATATGAGTTTGCCTGATGTAGACGTAATTATGCTAGCTAGTAGAGCTACTAGTTACGAAAAAACTTTCCCAGTCGAAGCTATATGTTCACATTGTAAAACTGCACAGATGTTTGAAGTAGATTTACAAAAAGTTTTAGGTAATGTAAAAAGTGTATGGGAGCAAACAGAATTAGAAGTTGACGATTTAGTTGTAGAGATGAGACCAAACACTGTGTCTGCTATACATGCAAGCAACATCAAAGTAAGTGAGACCAGTAGAGTGCTATCTTCAATGAAAGACAATGAAAAATTTGATGAACAATTAAAACAACAATACACCGAAAACATTCAACAGATTGCGGCGGCTAATATAGTTTTATTAGCAGATGCTATTGTTAAAGTTACAATGCCTGATGGTATAGAAGTAACCGAACCTCAACATATTATCGATTGGTTAACAAATTCAAATAGAAAAGTAAACGATGTACTCACTAAACAACGTTTGAGAATGAATTTAAACGGCATAGACAAAACTTTTAGTTTTACTTGTGCCGAAGAGGATTGTTCAAAAACATTTAGTGCAGATATAGAGTTTAATCCAAGTTTTTTTTTCACCAGCAACTCCGACTTCGGAAAGACGCTGAATCCGTAAACAAACTTATTTCATTCCACGAAGATAACTGCAAACGCATAAGAGCAAGCCTATTAGAAATAGTACTTTATACTGAAGGTGCATTTAATTACGGTGAACTCGAACAATATCCTCTTAGACTAATACAAGATATCAACAAAGCAATAACTGTTAAGAATGAAAAGATGACAGAAGCTTTAGAAAGTTCTAAAGGAAAGAATCGTAGAACATTTTAAACATTCTTTCGAAGAGCTAAAGCTCATCGTCAAACTCATTTCATTTCGTTTGAATTTTCTAATTAACAATTTCTGTTTCATGTAGATGTTTCAGTCAGACGGAACCACTTTTTAGGTTCCGTCGTCTAAGAGCTTCATGTGAGTCGCCCAGCCTAGACATAATAGAAATAGGTATTTTTATACACAAGTTCAATGGGCTTTGACCTTTCCCAACCTACGTCAACATCGCTTTCGCTACCTCCTGCCTCGTTCCTTGTGCTAGGAGTTTTTATGAACTATGTTGTGTTTTTCGACAGCCAACAAACTATCTATACCAATCAATATTCCTCAGGGAATAATCATAGTATGTTGCGTGTCTTATATCTCTATAAGTTTTTCCACAGCGGAATACAACCGGCCCGCTAACCTTATGTGTTGGAATTAAAAGCCTTTAGGTAACCATGCAACAAATTTGCCTTCGCAATCGTTGCAGATTATTTTGCCTGAATGTGGTCCAAATGGACCTTTCTTTACTTGCCAGTTGTGTTTTTCGTGTACGCCTAGATTTACTTTAATTTCTTTAGGATTTTCAAGTTTAAAAAGTTTCCACTTTTTATCTTGTATTTTTCTTCTTTCTTTTGCCCAATGGTAATGATCAATCTTATCATACTGATTACGTTTTTCGTGATTTATTTTCGCCATGCTCTAATAATGCCTTTTTAAGTGTTTCAGAACTGCCAACTCTTACATTTATAATGCCGTTGTAGTATTCATCAGTTCTGAGAACTTCACGGTCAAACTGTTCTTTGGCTTCTAAGTAACTTAGTTCACCTCTGCTGGTGCAGTAGTACAGTATTTCTCTTGTGAAGTTGTCTGGGCCTAGTTGTTCAACATCTGCATTTAAATGGTCACTGCTTCCCCAATAGGTTCTCCAGTCACTTTCTTTAGTTGAACGTCTTTTGTTTTTCTTGCCTTTGAGTGGTTTTTTGGTTACTTTAAACTTTGCTAGTTTTTTGCCAATATATTTTTTGCCGTTTGTGAGGTTGGTAATAAGATATACAAATCCTATGTATTCCTCACTAATTTCTTCTACTATTTTGCCTTGATAAGTCCATTGCATATTTGTTTACTGCAACAATTATATATATCTTTTCTGCCCTTTGTCAACCGGTTTATTACATGTTTTTTAAGATTTCCCAAGTTTGTTTATATCCTTGGTCAATCTGATGAAAGTGTGTACTTGCTTGTGCGGCTGTAAAATCATTGCCGCCCGGATTACAATGGTCACCAAAATAAATTGTTGTACCTTCGTGTTCTCTTATAGCTTGACTCTTGTCACAGCCTTTCTTAAAAATATCTATGCTGGTCTGTCCAGCTACTTGAGCAATGCTATCATCGAATTCTTGATTGTAATACATTGCTACTGTATCTCTACCTTTGTTAGACTTTTCCCAATTGGCGTATCTAGCACGTTGATCCCAGTTAGCATTGCGTCCAACTATACTAAAGTTTGCAGTACCAGTACGGTGTTCGACATGATTACCAGTCATTTCAGGATAATCAAAAGTATGCAAGATAGTTTGTAAAAAAGTTTGTTGAGCTTCTGTTAATGTCCAATCGCTTTTGTATACTTCTTTATTACCAACAAACACATGATTACCACTGCAATGATACACTCTGGCAAAACTGTTGGTTAATTCTTCGCCAATTTGTTCAATAGTCTTAGGTCTGTCACTACCTGTAACAATCATACATGTATTATTTGTAACAAAGTCAAACATAAACTCTTTAAACTCTGGCACTATTGTACGTCTTGCATCAGTGAGTGTGCCGTCGACATCGAACATAAAAATTTTATTCTTCATCTTGTTCTTTCATTTGTTCAGGATACCATTTGTGCAATATGTCAATAGGCAACTTTTTTTGTTTTGTTACAGCAAAATGAGGCATGTCTTTTATAGTAAATGTTGGAGATAGTCCAGTAATAGTACCACCATTGCCTATCATAGTGCTTGTACATGTAGCCTGATGTGACAAATCAACTGTATATGAGTTATCAATTGCTGTAATAGTAGAAGGAGAAACAAGAGGTGCTTCGTTCTCTAACCATGTTTCAAAGTCGTCATCGCCTTTTTGACTTTTATTATTAAAGCTATCTATGTGTATTGTGTATTCGTCATCATCATTCATTTGGTTGTCCAAAAAGTTTATAAAATACATCAATAGGAAGTATTTTGCTTGTTAATAATTCTTGTGGATGATATCCATAAAGTTTTTCACCTGTGGTTTTATTTTGTTTTTTCTGAAAAGCAGTTTGCTTCTTATTTCCTGTTGCTTCAGTTTCTCCACACCAATCACATTCTGTACCTTTTGGAAATCCCATAACATCTTGTTGGTATTCACAATAGTGTTCCCAAAATGTATCTTGTTTCCATGCACTTTGATCATGTTTCGGATCCATCATCTGTTTTATATGTTCTTTAGAATAATTACTTGGCATCTATGAACTCTGTATCAGTACTGAACGTAGTAAAACCACCTTCTTTAATAACTTGTAGTATTGTGTTTACACGACCTACTAGTTCGTCTCTGTGTGAGATAAGGAAGATGTTTTTATTTCGTTCACGTTCTATCTTTTTAAGTACACTTAATGCACCGTCAACACCATTGGTATCCATACCACTATCAATAAGCTCGTCTATGGCTAAGAAATTTATTGGTGTATTCATACTTTCAAATACGTCTCTAAATGCCCAACTAAGTCCTAGTATAAGTCTATTACGTTCTCCTCTACTAAGATTATCAAAGTCTAAATCTCTACCTAGCTCTGTAATCTCAACAGTTAGGTCTGGTTGGAATGCAACTTCATGTGGCAAACCTAGCTTTGTCAAATAGTATGCTAGTCTACTGTTTAAGTATTGTAAGTTTTGTTCAATAATGCGTTTTCTAATAAAGCTGTCTTTGTTGGTTAATAGTTTATATAAAAAGTCTTGATGATCTTTCACTGTGTTCAGTTGATTCATAGTATCCCAGGTTATCTCTTGTACACCTGTTTCACGCAAACTTTCTATTTGTTCTTGATAAGTGTCAACTTCGCTAGACTTTGCATCAGCTTGACTACGCAAGTTTTCTAGTTCCATATTGTGTTTATGTGCTTCTTTTTCTGTATTATAGTGTGTCGCTGGAATCTGTCCAAGTTCTCCAAGTTGTGTGATAGCATCAAACCATTCTTTTTCCTGTTCATGATTTATTTTAACTTGTTGTTGTGCATCACTAAGTTGTTCTTGTTTGCTATTCAAAATACTTTCTTGTTTTTCGTCGTGTAGATCTTGTCCACATGCATGACATTTGTGATCTTGTAATAGATTAATTTCTTTGTTTAGTTTATCAATTAATTTTTGTTGTTTAGTATTATCAGTCTGAATATTAGATAACCAACGTTCTGCTTCGTCTTTCAGTTTTTTCTTTTCTAGGTAATCACTTAACAATGTATGATTGCTAAGTTCAGTTTGGATATCTATTTTTTCCAGTGTGTTTATTTGTTGCTGGATACTTTGGACAGTAATTTCTTGTTGATCCCGCCAAATTTTCTGCCTGCGTTCCAAATCACTGATACTTTTCTCAATCCTGGAATTTGCTTCTTCAACTGCATTAATTCGATACTCTTCTTCTTTAATTGCATCTCTCGTTAACCTTTGTTGTTCTTTTAGAACCTCTGCTTTTTCACTAAGCATTGTTATGCCTAGTAACTGCTCAATAATTGCTCGCTGATCGTTTGCCCGCATACTGAGAAAAGGTTCTGTGTATGTGTTGAGTGCAACAATGTGTTTAAACATATCATGGCTCATACCAAACAGTTTTTCTATTTGTGTCTGAGTTTGACGATTTTCACCTTGTGCTTCGTCTTCTTCAACATTCTCTTCGTTGACATAGTATTTAAGCACATTAGGCTTTCTACCTCGTTCAATGCGGTATTGAGTGCCATCTTTTACAAAATCTAACGTAACCATCATGCTTTTACCGTTAGTTTTGTTTACTAGATTGTCTTTTCTAATATTAGTAAGTGCATTTCCAAATATTGCATAACTGAGTGCATTTATTATAGTGGTCTTACCAGTACCATTCCTGCTACCATCTCCGCCCAAATCTACGTTATTTCCTAGTACAAGTGTTAGTCCATTGTTAGTAAAACGTACAGCCTGTGTAACGTTGCCAACACTCATAAAGTTTTTAACGGTTAAGTCTTTGATTACTATCATAGGTTATTATATATGTCCACTAGAAGTTTTTTGTCTATTAAATCGCTGTCCACAGCATTTAAGCTATTATACACTATTTGGTCTACATTTTCAACCTCAATATCATCAACAACTCGCCAGTCCTGTGCATGTTCTTCTTTCTTAGTTGGCATAAGTGTTATTTCTCTTACCCCATACTGTTGACTAAATGTTTCTTTGATAAAGCTAGCTTCTTCATAACTGATTGCAATGTCTAGTGTAGCTCTACAATACGTTTTACTATTGAGTATTATATCCGGTTCATCAATTAGTTTACTTAAACTTACTGTTCTATAACGCGGACCGTCAAAGTCTATATACTGGGGTTTGCCTCCCCACTCTAACACCATCATACCACGTTCATCGTCCCATGCATCTGCATAGTTGTGTGGAAACGGTGATCCTAAATAGTGTACGTTGCCTTTGTTTTGTCTTTTATGGAAGTGTCCAGTAAACACATATTCTGGACCTTGCAAGTGTTCAGCATTTAATTGTCCGTGGTCTGGCATTTCGACCATTGCGTTCATTTTAAAATAAGGAAGTTCAAAATGCCCAAACATATATCTGCATTTGGTCTTGCTTACTTGTGTCCACTCATCTCCGACTAACCACGGAACAAGTGCAACTTCATCTTGTACAAGTGTTTTTTCATTTATCAAATGTACATTATCGAACAGTTCTGCATAAGGCAAACTGTTATAGTCGCGTTTTTCTCTGTAATATAAATCATGGTTGCCAGTAATCATATACACTTGTTTAAATGCTTTACTGAGCTTCGCTACGTTTTCCACACTATAGTTAAGTGTACTCACATTAACACTAGCTCTGTGATGATGCCAGTCTCCTAAGAAAATGCACGTTTCACAGTTTTGATCTTTGGCTTGCTTGACAAACCAATCAACAAAGTCTACACAATCACGATTATGTTGTTTGCTGTTATTCTTGTTTCCGAAATGTATATCCGTAAAACAAGCCGCACGGTTAAAGAATGTCATGGATTTCCGTTCACTCAGTTTAAACTTTCATTCAGTATAGCTTCAGAACTATACATTGTCAATATCTAAATGTTGAATCCGTGTTCTTTACGTTCTTTGTCAGATTTTTCGTCCCACTTGGCTCGTTCTGCCATTTCGTGTTCAATTTGGCGTGTCCAGCTTGGCATTTGACCTGCTTCTTGTAATAGGTCATCTCTTATGTTTTGATTACGTTTCTCTAGGTTTAACACTCTGGTAAAACTGTTGGTAACTGCGGCTGTGTAATAAGCAAATGGATTTTCACTTTTTAGCTCATTGAACTGCAATCCAATTTGTGATAATTGTAATAGTGCATGACTACGCATTTCATCTACATATGTGTATCCTCGCCAGTTACTACGCATACTGTATCGTTCACACAGTTTAATATACATCTTAGCTAGATTATTTGTAATAGTTCCGTGTTGTGTATTAAATTTACCATTATCTAATCCACCTTCCCAATGACTACGCAAACATTCTTTTACTTCATCATTGTTATTAACATAAGCATAATGTTTAAAAGGTGGAAAATTACATTTACTGTGATGATCTGCTACAGTCTTGGGTTTGTTCTTTCTACCAGGTTCCAATGGCACATGATCAAAAGTCATTACTCTGAATACTAGTGTTTTTTCATCTATTGTATCTGGGTCAATTTTAAAATTAATTTGTTTAGGTTTCTGACTTTGTTTTCTACTGGTATTATCGTACCATTCTAAATATGCACTTTCATATGCTTGAGTACTTAATTGTCTAGCTCTATTTTCTTTAGCAGTTTGTACAACTTCTGGAAGTTTAATATCATCTACTGATTCTACTATTGTATCAAACCTACTATATTCATCGTCTAACACATAACAATAGCTTAATTTGCTTTTGTGTATTTCTTTAAGCATATCTTTGTTGTTTAAATAATTTTGTTTACGCATTATAGTTCCTTATTCTGATTTCATTATACACGATCTAAGTCGAGTTGTCAATAACTACACATATAATTATTCTATAAATACAACTATAGGAGACACCAATGAGAATATCGCAGTTGAAAGAAGATATCGCAAAAGATGTTGCTGTATTTTACGGCGGCAGATTTCAGCCTATGCACAAAGGGCATAATAAAGTGTATATGGGTTTGGTAGAGCAATTTGGTTCCTCTAACGTATTTATCGCTACTACAGTTAGCAAGACAGCAACGTCAGACCGTGATCCATTTTCGTTTGAGGAAAAGAAAAAGATAATGAATGAGATGTTTAACATTCCTACTAGTAATGTTATTCAAACACAGCCTTACAGACCAGATGTAAGTTTAACTGGAAAAGACCCAAACAATACTGCGGTAGTATTAGTTTTTAGTGCAAAAGATGCTGGCAGGCTTAAACGTGGCGGTTTTTTAAGAGATTATGTACCAGGTGCTGAAATGGTACCTAGTGACCAAGGGGCATACATATTAGAAGTACCAATTCAAGAAGGTGGGATGAGTGCTACAGATTTTCGAAATGGTATGAAAAATGACAGTCTGAATGACAATCAGAAAGTCATGTTGTTTAGAGAATTCTTTGGTTCTGTTGAGACAAAAGTATATGAATTTGTAAGGGATAAACTAAATGCCGGTACTAGCTGAAAATAGAGCAAGATTAATTTTAAAACGTGGTGCAAGAAGCATTTACTTCAATGGCAATAGTATATTGTCTCCTCTAGTACCACATCATGGTATTATGTTTCCAATACAACCTGATATCACATATTCGCAGAGTGTAGCATATACTCCATATGACCTTACACATACCAACTATACATTCCAAGCATATAGAAATACACCTAGTCCTGACATACAGATGACCTGTCAGTTTGCAAGTGTGACAGATGAAGAAGCTAGATATACATATGCTGTATTACATTTTTTAAGAAGCGTTTCTAAAATGTGGTTTGGAGCAAACGAAGGCAATAGTGGTGTTGAACCTGGTACACCTCCACCTGTGTTGTTGTTTAGTGCGTTTGGACAACAACAATTTTCAAATATTCCAGTAGTAGTTACACAGTTTAGTACGACTTATGATAGTAATGTAGACTTAAAATTAATAGATGGTAATCTACAAGTTCCAACAATGATGAATATGTTTATTGGGATTGCAATTCAACAAAATCCAGATAGACAAAAGAACGTGTATAGTACAACTGATTTCATATCAGGTAAACTATATGGCGAGCAAGGATTTATTTAATGGCTACAAGATATAATGAAAGAAGCAATTATGCAAGCACAAGTCAAAACAAAAAGTATCTAGAGTTATACGATCCTCCGCTAACTGTCGAAACACTTTCTACACAAACAGTTACATTTGTAATAGAAGCAAAATACAATAGACGTCCTGATTTACTGGCAAACGATATGTACGGAAGTCCAAAAGTCTGGTGGGTGTTTGTACACTACAACAGAGATCAATTAAAAGACCCTGTAATGGATTTTACATCTGGTCTTAAAATAAAAGCACCAAAGACGTTTAGAGTATTAGGGGCTACCTAATGACTATACAGCAAATCTTCGAAGATAACGTACTCAACAAGTACGATAACGTTACTTATAAATGGACTATGTATATGATACGTCCAGAAGATGTTAATCAATATGATCGAATACTTAGGACAGATCCACCTAGAGCTAGAGTTATTTGTGAATCTGGAGTTGAGAGTGAGATCAATATTCAAAGTGTTGAACATGATATGAAACTTACGTTTAACAAGCGTATGACTGATAGAGAAGCAGTAGCTAACATGTTTAGTATGCAATTGATTGAGCCACAAGGCGCAACACTGTACACAAGAATAGTTGTTGCCGCTCAAGAATTAAACATTATAAATCATCTCAAAGCATGTTATCTATTAGAATTAAAATTCTTAGGCTATAATGAAGATGGATCACCAGCAAATAATATTACTAGTCCATATTACTATGCCTGTACAATGACTGCTTTAGATTTTCAATACAGTGAAGGTGCTACACGATACAGAGCTGATCTAATCGAAACTACACAAGATGCTTTTAAAAAACTTACACTACACCTCAAAGAAGATCTTACAATACAAGCAAGTACATTTGGAAATTTTTTATCTAATTTAGAAGTTAAAGTAAATGAACAAGAAGCAAGGCAAGTCCTTAATAGTATTTCTAAGCAATGGCCTCACGTCTATAAGTTTGGCACAGGAGGCAATGGAGCCGAATCTTGGGGTAGTTGGGCCTTTGATACTGGTACGGGTATAAGTGGTGAAACACCAGATCTCAGCAGTGTGAGTATTACAGGTGATGGTAATCTAACCTTTGTAATCAAACAGGGTACTAGTATCAGTGATATTATTATTATAGCACTAATGCAGACAAAAAACTTTAGAAAATTACCTACAGATGACGGAGGATTTCACAAAGACAATCCAAATGATCAAACAGCTAAACCACCGACATTTAAAGAATTAAGTAAATGGTTTGCTTTTGATTGTAAAACTGTATACATGATGTACGACACAGTTGCAAAAGATTTTGCAAAAGAATTTACAATTAATATAGCAGGTTATACTGTACCTGAATTGTCGCATGACGCTAAAACATTTGAAGAAGTAGTTACTAAAAAGTCAATACAAGTTGCGAGACTCAGAAACCTAGTAAGCAAAGAACTATTAAAAAAACGTTTTGATTATGCTCACACCGGGCTTAATACAGAAGTTTTAGGTCTAGATATCTATCTAAACAACAGTTACTATCAACTTCAAGCCTTGAACCAAGGTGAAGGTAGATTTGAAGGACAGAGTCAAGCGGGAGAAGGTAAATCAGATAATCAATTTAACCGTAACTCTACTACTATTTCTGAGATAAAACAAAAACTGAGAGTTGCTCAAGACGAGTTAAGGCAAATAAAAGGACAGAAAGATAGCTTTTTTAGCAATCAAGCTAACTTAGGAAATCCGCCAGAACTAGCCGCTAAAGAAAGAGAGTTTAAAAATAAGATAGATGCAAAACAAGAGCAAATAAAACAATTAGAAGAGGTTAAAGAAGATATTATCAACAAAACAGTTCCGTTATTACAGGAAGAAGCGGCAAAAGAAAGACTAAAGCAAGGCGACAGAGCTAACTTAGTAAGTGGTGATAGATATCTTACACAAAGTGAATTGTTTGGAAGAAACAAACTTGATGACAATAAGACTCACCCGGTGAGTTTTGATATTTCAAATGTAAACAGTAAAGCTACTAACGGACCTGATGAAAATGATACAAGTGGTGCTGTTTTCCTTGGAGCAGTAGAACTTAATCTTAACAGTTTAGGTGATTTAGTACAACAGCAAATTAATATTAGGGGAGATCCTTATTGGCTCGGTAGACCTAAAAGTAGAAAAGCTACACTGTATGGTGCAAACTACGAAAAGGGTGGTGTAAGTTATTTTTTAAATGTTAACTTTCCTACATATCCAAATCAAGATTCGGGGTTAATGCAAATACCAGAGGCAAACTTTGGTATAGTAGGTGCCTACCGTGTACATACCGTAGTTGCTAATTATAGTGAAGGTCAATTTACTATGACGTTGCAATCCTACAGAGACATACAAACTAATGTTGGATTGTTATACGACTTATTGCAAAAAGGTACAATAGAAACAGATGAAGGGAAACCTGGACAGCCAAATAAAATAGAAGATCAAGGTGAAGGCGATAGTGAAGGTGAAACAACAGTAGATAATACCGGTCCACAGATAATTGAACCTCCGATTGACGGTGATGCTACTGGAGTAGTTACACAAAATCAAGGTGGTTCAGGTAAAATTAGAAATCAACCTATTGCAAGTGATTTAAATAATATTCTTGCACAAGCAGGTGCGGCGGCTGGAGTTAATGTAAACGTAACCAGTGGTGGACAACCTGCAAAAGGTAGTGGTGGTAGAAGAACAGGAAGTACAAGACATGATAATGGTCATGCGGCTGATGTTCAATTAGCATTGGCTAACGGAAGAGTGCTTAGTTTGAATAATCCAGGTGATGTACCTATTATACAAAACTTTATTAGAGAAACAAAAAGATTTGGTGCAACAGGTATCGGCGCAGGAAACGGATACATGGGAGATAATACCTTCCATATTGATAATGCACAAAAATACGGACAAGGTAATGCAGGCTATTGGGGTGGACATTTCGATAATGGTACATACAGAGCAAAAAATGCTCCTCGTTGGTTAAGAGACATATTTACAGCATAGGAAAAAATAATGAGATACACTACAAGCAATACAACAAGTCGGGGAGTTCCAACAACTGCTTTTGATAAAAATGCAAGCATAGGTGGTGTAGTCAAAAATTCCGGCTTGTTTATTGGAAAAGTTATTGAGACAGTTGATGATCGCTACGAAGGCTTTTTACATGTTGAAATTTACGGTCAAGGCTATATTGGTGAAGTTGACAGTAAAGCAGAACGTTCGAATTATGTAAGAGTAAGACGAGGTAGTCCTTATGGAGGCAGTTATCAATTTGCAAATGCAACTAATAGTTACGGAATGAGTAGTCACCCACCAGCACCAGGTACATCAGTACTAGTTGCTTTTCCAGCTAATAGTAATACAGGAATAATGATAAGTGTATTGCCTGATATAACAAGAAATGCAAGTGTTCCGACAGATCCTACAGCTTTTGTAGATAGTGAAAACAATGCTATTGGTCCAACACTAGACCCAAGTGTAAAAAAACAAACAGGAAAAAATAAAAAACCAAGAGCTACTCCTGAAACAATTCAAAATGAAGCAACAGATCAAAAAGACAAAATAAATGACAGTGAGATTACAAGTCAAGGTATTGGGTTAGACAGTATTAGAGGATTAAGTAGTAGTAGCCAAAGAAGAGAATCTCCTACACAAGTTTTCGGTTTTAACACACCAGGTGGACATCAATTTGTTATGGATGATGGTACACTACCTAACAGCGACACATGCTTAACTCCTGACAAAGAAAGAGAAGGTGGATTAAGTAAACTTACACGCTTCAGAAGTGCTGGTGGTGCTCAAATATTATTCCATGATGGCGCAGGAATTGTTTATATTATCAATCAGAACGGAAGTAGTTGGATTCAAATGGGCAGTGATGGCAAAATTGATGTGTATTCTGAGAGTGATATTAGTATGCATACAGAAACTGATTTTAATTTTCATTGTGGTGGAGATTTTAACATAGATGCTGATAGTATTAATATGAAAGCTAGAGGATCTAATGGTGCTACTATTGAAACTGCAACTGGAGAATTTAACTTACACGCAAATAAAGATATCAAATTAACATCTGATCTAAATGGACACATAAAATGTAGTGGATTTATTAGAGAAACTGCATCAATGATAGA